ATTATTATTAATATAAAAAATTGAAATTTAAAGTTGATACTGATTCTTAATATATTTAGTTTATAGGATTCCCCTGAAACATACTCTAAGAATCCGACCCCGCCACATTTTTGTCAGTTTTTAAGCTAAACCTGTCACAGCTAGCAGACTTCCAAATCTGCCACAACATCACATTTTTGTCAGTTTTTAAGCTAAACCTGTCACAGCTAGCAGACTTCCAAATCTGCCACAACATCACATTTTTGTCAGTTTTTAGCTAAACCTGTCACAGCTTTTCAGGAACATTCCTGGACCACGCATATTTTTCGACCTTTTTAATCAAACAAGGTTACAGCAACATGTCGGAATCGTTAGTCCAAAGGCATGGTCAGAAGACTGAAAACGATCAAGCATTAGCTGATGCACTCGCTGCTGGAGATGATGAGACGCCATCACCACCACCACCAATGCCTCCGATGGTTGCTGCTGTTCTTATCACCAAGACAGATGATTTGGAGCCGCTACCACCACCACCACCACTAGTGCGTCAATATGCCTGGACAGCTGATGATATAGCTCGTAGTACTGCACTCGCCGCTGCAGATGATGAATTGGGACCACCACCACCGCTAGTGCGTTGTGATGGCATGACAGCTTATGATATAGATCGTAGTGCTGAACTCACCGCTGCAGATGATGAATTGGGACCGCCACCACCACCACCACAGCTAGTGCGTTGTGATGCCATGACGGTTGATTATTCGGGGTCGCCACCATCACCACTAGTGCGTCAATACGCTAAGACGGCTGCAGAGATAGCTCTTGGTGTCAAGGCTGAACCATACGACGATGGTGAGCCACCACAACCACTGCTAGAGCGTCAAGATGCAATGGTAGGTTGTTATGCTTTGGGACAACAGCAAGACATTGTGCGAAGCCTTTCGCCATTTTCGCCTCGAGTTCACACACAGCGACCACCATCGAAATACGAACAAGCATTAGCCGCTGCACAGCGCGACTGTAAGATATTCATAATCATAGCAGGCGATGATGATCCCGGACCACCACCACCAATGGTGCGTTCTGTTCAAACCGATTATTACAGTTATAAGCATTGGGAACCTGATTATGATCCGTTTTATGATCCGTTTTGTATTCAAGGATGTACCAAAAAAATGCTTGAACAGAAGATCAAATGCGATCAAGCATTGGTGGATGCGATGTTTAATTGTATGAGATTCACTGGTACATGCAATACTGGATATACCATAGAAAAGCTTGAAAAGAATATCGAACGTGAAAAAAAGTTAGCTTCAAGCATGGTTGAATGGAAGACATCTTTGCGTTCTAATGCAACCGTCTTTGCTGCACCAAATGCCGGCACGGCGATGTGGCGCCCCATTTGTGTGACAAAGACGGTTGTTTGTGATGCAGCGGCAGAGACGGTTGTTGGTGATGCAGTTACGCCACAACCACCACAACAACTACTGCCAATACCAATGGTGCGCCACATCGCCGTGTCGGCATTTGGTGCAGAGGCAGACGATGATCTCGGACGTCCAACATATGCAACCAAGTATTATTGATTTCTTTGCTGATGAGAATGGTGCAGCGGCAGAGATGTCATCACTACTACCGGTGCCACTACTAGAACCACTGGAGTCACTGGAACCACTACTGGATCCCCCTCGTGCAACGGCTGCCACTGGAGCTACTGGAACCACTACTGGACCCCCTCGTGCAACGGCTGCCACTGGAACCACTACTGGACCCCTCGTGCAACGGCTGCCACTGGTTTTCGTACTCGCACCCCTCAAACCCTGTTGGTAGGTGATGAGCGACATCACTAGTTTTTGACTAGTTTTTTTTTATTCAAAATTAGTTTTTGACTAGTTTTCTTTATTCAATCAAAAATAAGAAAATTTGATATTATTTTATATTACTGTATAATTTTATATAGTAATATAATGGCTATCAAACGATTACATACTGAATATAACCAATATTTAAAAGATCCAAATCCTTTTTACAGCATTGAACCAAACTCTACTAATATGTTTGTTTGGAATATTCTATTATTTGGTGCATCAGGAACTATTTTTGAAGGTGGATTATTTAAATGTCAATTTAAATTTAGTAACAAATATCCGAATAAACCACCTGAATTTAAGTTTTTGTCTAATATACTACATCCAAATATTTATATTGATGGTAAAGTATGCATTAGTATTTTACATGAAGGAGCAGATCAATTCGGATATGAAGATATTTCAGAAAGATGGAGTCCTTCTCATAGCGTAAATAGCGTATTAATGAGTATCTTATCAATATTATCAACTCCTAATTTTGAATCACCTGCAAATGTTGACGCATCTTTAATGTGGAAAAATGATTGGATTCAATATAAAAAGCATATCTATAAATTAATTTAATATATAAAATAAAATATATACATGAAAAGTATAAACAAAAACTCGCTATAAATTGATAAAATTAAACATATATTTAAAATGAATGATTTTGTTTTATATATTTTAAAAAATGAACATGAAAATCAATCTAATTATTTATTAAAATGGATATCAATATCAGGTTTTACAATGACATGTAATGAAAATAGTAATTCATTTGATTTATTAAAAATAGATAAAATTTTAATAAAAGAAACAGGTTCTTATAAATATATAATTCCTCATAATTTTAATATATTAAGTTGTTTATCCCTACATTTATACGATATTGGTAATAGATTTCAAATTACATTTAATGGTGTAATAATTACGGAAATCGTATTGACAAAACATAATATAAATAATTTTATTTTACTTATTAAAGAACTTTATCCAATATTTATCAAAGACTTGACATGTACAAAAATAATATTAATATCATTAGATAGACCTTTGAATAAAAAAATATATATATATGGTTTTAATCATAAATGTGGTATGTTTTCAGAGACTGGTTTTATACACAAAATTGATAATATCTTATCATTAAATTATAAAAATGGTATTTATATTAAAAATATTATAGATAAAAGAAAGTTATATAATATTATTAATGATACATAAAAATATAATTTTATATAATGAAAAATTGGTATATTGCTGGTTTTCCATTATTAAAAATGATAATAAAATAATAATAAAAATCCAAGATATAAAAAACGATATAATAAAAATACCTGTTTATAATAAACATAATGGTCTTGATTATATTCCCGTATGTTTTCCAATTGAATATATAATAATAGATAATTCTGTTTTTAATCCATATATTATTTTATCATCATATAATATACAAAATAATAATGATATTGATTTTTTTAATAATATAAACCGATTAATAATTAATAAATTTAAATTTAACATTATAACATTTGATAACTTTTTAAATAATCCAAAATTTAATTTAATTAATATTTTAAATAATAATTATAACGTTAATTTAGAAATGAATAAAATAATATTATCAGAATTTATAAAAAAATTGTGGTTTAATATAAATATAATAAAATTATATATTACTTTTATATTAATAAATCATCCAATTAATAAAAAAAAGTTGCATAACAATCCTAAAATAATACAAAAAATTAGTAATAATTTATTAAATTTTAAATACTCTTTAACAAATATTAATTCAGAATATAACATGTCATTAAAAGAGTATATAAATTATGATTATAGTACGCATTTAGTATTAGATGATTTAAAAATAAATAATTATTACTTTATTAAAACAAAGAATACAAAGAATACAAAGTTTCGAATTTTTATTAATACCATTACTGAAAATATAATTAATAATAAAATAATTTTTGAAAATAATGAATGGTATTATTATTCAAATATAAATATTAGTAAAAGTTTTATAATATATCAAACAAATATAAATAATAATTTTACAAATGAAATTATTAAAAATATGATAGGAATTAATGATACAAATATAATTAAATATTATATGATTGATGATAAATTAAATAATTTAAAATTATTATCAAATATTAATATCGAATTAAAAATATTTATGGATGACATAAATATATTAAAAACAAATTCATATGATTCTGATTTTATAAAGTATATTACAACAAAATATACAGCTAATGAGAAAATATATGAAATTCTTGAAATATTATTTAATAATTATATGTATCCGTTTAAACAAAATCGTTATAACATTGAAACAACCTTTGATTATATTATGTATATAAGTATACATAATTCTAAAATCATAATTAATAATAAAAACCCTTTTATTTTAAACTCAAAAATCAATAATATCATTCCTTTTAAAATAAAAAAAATATATATTAATTTTTTAAAAATAATTCAAACATTAATACAAGAAGATTATAATTTAATAAATTTTAATAATATTTTCTACACAGACCACTTGCATAAAAAAATAATTAAATTATTATTAGGTAATACAGATTCATTAACTGTTTTGTTATTTAAAGAAATTATCCCAAGTAAAATATATAATAGATTCAAAGAAATAATAATAAATAATTTATTGTTAATTGATATATCGAATAAATTAACATTGGCAACGATACAAATTAAATTAAATTATCTCGATTTTTATTATATTAATAGTGATATTATATATTATCATCATAAAATAAATAAAAATTTAATTCCAAATAATTTTGATATTAAAATTAAAAAAATAATAGAAAACCCATTTGAAATGTATAAAAATATTAAAAATGAAAATGAATTTATTATATGGACACATTTTATATCAAATAGAGTTGATGAATTATATTTAGTACCATTGTTTTTAAATTTTGAAGATTTTGATAATATTGGTAAATTAATATATTTATTATTTAACATAACAGAACAAAATTTAAATAATCAAACTTATAAAGATTTTTTAATTTTTTGTAATTTGCATAAAAAAATTATATTAACTTCAACAAGAATAAATTTAAGAATAAATGATTTTTTTCAAAATATAAAAATTAATTTAGGATTTTTAGCAAAACATTTAACATTAGATCAAATTAAAACATATTATATTAATGAAAATATTAATTAAAAATTAATTAAATTATTTTGTTCAGTTGTAGTACTATTATTTGATTCATCTAATCTTATACTTGTATCACTATCAGACATATTTGAATTTTTAACAATTTCGTTATAATTAGTTTTTTCTTTATTATTTTTTCTTTCTACTATTAAATTAGTAATTGTATTTGATAATATAATATTATGATAAATCCAAATTTTTCGATAAGTTTTACCAATTGTAACTTCAGATATTTCAAAAATATCAGAAATTTGTTTTTTTGTTACTGCCAAGTTATAATAATCAACAACTAATAATATACATCCAGATGCAACAGACGGTGGTTCGTGTGTTGATGCTAGTTCTAACTTGTGAATATTATTAGATACATCCTTTGCTTTAATAATATATTCTTTTCCAATATTTAATTTTTTTGAAAACCTTTCAATAAAATCACATGATTGGGAACTTTTAATATCATAAAAAAGTGTTCCAATATCAATTATATCACAAAACTTGCGACATCCTTGATTCACATTTCTAATTTCTAAATCATAAATATCTGCTATTTCTTTTGGGCTTCTTGTTTCTTTTTGTAATTTACATGCATAAAATAGACATGCAGCAATAGTTGAACGACGATTAACACATCTCATAATTATATTCTTTCCTTTTCGTTTTCCTTTAACATGAACCGATTCAGATATTTTCTTATATAATAATTTAGCACTATCAATAATTGTCTGTGTAATCCCATATTTCTTACATTTATATTGAATAGTATCAAGAACATCCATTAAACTTTTTTCTTTATACGGCATCTGTCCTTGTTTTTGTAGAAAACTTAAACGATTAAATCCTTTTGATACAATCTTTGTTCCTAATGATGATTTAGGATAAAAGTGGCTTGTAGGTGCACCATATGATGATGCATTACTGTCAATATTATTATTCATTTCAGGATTTTCATTTAAAAATTCTTTATTAATTACACCACAATCTGTACACACCATATGTCCTTTTGCATTATCAATTATCAAGTTTGTGCCTCTGCAACTAATACATTCAGCATCTAATGTTGAATCTGTTTTATTTAAATCTAATCCTAATAATAGGTTATCAAGTTGAAAATCATCCATATCTAAATATTTATTTTTATCCATTTGTTATTATATTCAATCTTGTTTTTATATACATTTAAAATTCAATTTTTTATAATAAATAATTATTTTTTATAATAAATAATTATTTTATAATAATTATTTATTTTAGTTTAGATTGTTCAAGATAATTTATTATATACCTTGGATAGAAACTCGTTCATATTTTCTAATTGATATCCCCCTGCTAATAAACCCATGTCATATAATAAAGATACATACTCGCTATTATAATTTTCTTGAGAAATTTTAGTGATTAATGCATGTGATGGATTAATTTCAAGTGTTCTGCGACCTGCCATAAATTTTAACATATCATTATTACCTAATGCTTGTGCATTCATAATTCGTTCCATGTTAGCGGACATTCCAGTAGCACTTGTTACGATAGCTGGTTGACTTACTAATTTTTTTGAAACAACTACTTTTTCAATCTTATCACCTAAAACTTCTTTTAATTTACTACAAATTTCATTAGTTAATACATCTACAGGTTCATCAGGTAATTCGAGTTTCAAATCATCTCTAGATACATTAATAAATGATTTATCTTTATAATCTTTAACACTTTGCATTAAATATTCATCAATTGGTTCTGTCATATAAATAACTTCATAGTCATTTTGAACCAATTTTTCAATAAATGGAGATGATTTTGCAGAACTCATCGAATCTGCATTAATAAAATAAATTCCAGATTGAGATTCTTTCATATTTTGAATATAAGTTTCTAATTTAATTTGAGATTCTCCAGATTTAGATGTTGAAAATCGAAGTAGATTAATTAATTTATCTTTATTCATTTTATCTTCATGGATTGCTAATTTAATGTTCCTACTAAAATTAGTATAAAAAGTAATATATTCGTCTTCGTTATCAGCAAGATCATTAAACATATCAATTGTCTTTTTAACAAGAATTTTACGAATTTGTTTGGTAATATTACTCTGTTGTAATAATTCTCTGCTTGCATTTAATTCAAGTTCTGGACAATCAACAACTCCTTTAATAAAATTAAAATATTCAGGATATAAATCAGAACAATTATCAGTAATCAATACTTTTTTAACATATAGTTTAATGTTACTCTTGTTTTTCTTGTTATCAAACATATCAGAAGGTGCTGTTTTTGGAATGTATAAAATACTTGAAAAATTTAAATTTCCTTCAGTTTTAAAATGTTTGACTTTTTGAAAAGTATCAAAATCAGAACTTATTGATTTGTAAAAAACATCGTGTTCTTCTTGTGAAACATCTGATGGATTTTTTACCCATATTGATTCTTTATTTAATTTTTCATAAACAATTTCGGTAACTTCATCTGTTACTAGTTCTTCGTTATCAGAACCAATATCAGAATCTGAATCAACAATTACTGATTCGTCTGTACTTGGTTCTACCTCTGTGCTTGGTTCTACCTCTGTGCTTGGTTCTACCTCTGTACTTGGTTCTACCTCTGTGCTTGGTTCTACCTCTGTGCTTGGTTCTACCTCTGTGCTTGGTTCTACTTCTGTGCTTGGTTCTACCTCTGTGCTTGGTTCTACCTCTGTGCTTGGTTCTACCTCTGTGCTTGGTTCTACTACAACTGGTTTTTGAACTTTCTTTTTCTTTAATAAAAAAATTGGGTATGAAATAAATTCAGAATATTTTTTAACAATTTCTGTAATTTTGCTATCATCTAAATATTCAAGCTGTTCTTCTTTTACGTGTAAAACCATTCGTGTTCCTCGTTTTAATGTATTATCTTCTACTTCTGTAATAGAATATCCTGATACTGCATCCGATTCCCAAAGTAATACTTTATCAACTTCTGGATGTTTTGTAAAAACTTGAACTTTATCAGCAATCAAAAATGCAGAATAAAAACCAACACCAAATTGACCGATTAAATTTGATTTGGTTGAATCTGTAGATAAAATATTTTTAATAAATTCTTCTGTACCTGATTTAGCAATAGTACCAAGACAATTTACAAGATCTGTGTGTGTCATACCAATACCAGTATCTTCAATAATAAATGTATTATTATCTTTGTTTGCTTGAATTTTAATAGATAATTCAGTTGATGATTCCAAGTAATGGGGTTTGTTTAATGATTCATGTTTAACTTTATCCAAGGCGTCTGAAGCATTAGATATAAGTTCTCTTATAAAAATTTCTTTTGATGAATAAAAATTATGAATAATCATATTCATTAATTTTGGGATTTCTGCACTGAAGGAATAACTTGTCATTAATATTTAAAATAACAAAAGTTTAAATTATTTTTAAAAAAATAATATATTTAAAGCAAGTTATATTTTTATACTAAATAATATCCAAATTATCGATGATTTTAACAAATTCTTGTAATATAACTTGAATATAATTTGTATTATTTGATTTTATTAGAACATCAACAAAATAAATATTCATATTAATTATACTTAATGCTTCCTGTATAAATTTAATATCATTTTTCGTAATATCATATATTAATGATAATTCTTTGATTGAAATATAAAATAGAAATAAATCATTTTTATCAATTTTTTGAATATTATTATTTAAATTATTTAAAATATATTTATTAATAAATTCTGATATTGGATGTTGTTCAATTTCGTCATTTTTAAATAATGAAAAAATAATATAATATGAAGATTCCATTATTTTATTATCCAATCTATAATTTGGTATTTTTTCTTCAGATAGTTGTTGTGATGCACCGCCATCAATTCGTTTCTGATGATTTAATATACTTCTTTCTTCATATATATTTTCTTTTTTTTGTTTTTGTTCTTTTCTTTCTTTTTCTAACAAATTTTCTTTTTCTTGTTCTAACTGTTCTTTTTCTTGTTTTCTTTCTTGTTCTAACAATAATTCTTCTTCTTGTTCTAACTGTTCTTCTTTTTGTATTTTTAAAAGATACATATTATGTCTTTTTAGACGGATTTCGATTAATTGATCATTAATAGGGGGTGTAATAGACATTAATAATCTTATACATATACTAATAATAATAGTAATAATCAATTTTTATATTTTTTGTATAAAAATTGATTAAATCTTTTTATAAACATATTAGTAATATTATTAATGTCAACTGAAACACAAGTATTTAGAATTTCACCTAAAGTAAATAATTATTACAAAACATATGTATTTACTAGGTCAACAGGCGTATATCAAAATAAACTATATTATTCATCAAACAAAGGTAGGTATGTTGGTAAATTTATAAAACATATATCAACTGGTTATCATGATAATGCAACACATGTCGATGAATTTAATAATAATGGAAATCTTGAATATGTAAATTATACATATGAAGGAACTACATGTTTTGTTCAAGTATTTCCTGATGATATTGAAAATAAATAATTTTTTTAAAATATCATCATGAATAATTGTTATTGAATCAGGTATCGTAATATCTGTTAAAAATTTTTATAAAAAAACAACTCTTATGTGGTAATATATATCGCATTACCCTAAAGTAAATAAATATTATGATACGAATATGTCTTTAAAAATATTCACGAAATTGAAAAATAAATATGAATTGATGAAAAATTTATTTTAATACGAATATGTCTTTAAAAATATTCGTGAAATTGAAAAATAAATATGAATTGATGAAAAATTTATTTTAATACGAATTGTTGCATTATCAATAGTATATGATTTGATAAAACATTTTCTTTAATCATATCTATTGCGATATTATGTTTTTTTGATTAGAAAGTGTTAATGCTATTATTGATTTTAGATTTTCATTATCATTTAATATAGTTGTTAATTGATTTCCAGTGAAAGCATTAACACCAATTTTAGTTACATATTTTGGAATTGTTAAAGTTGTTAATTGACTTCCAAAGAAAGCATAGTCACCAATAGTAGTTACAGAATCTGGAATTATTAAAGTTGTTAATTTATTTTTAGAGAATGCATAGTCACCAATAGTAGTTACAGAATCTGGAATTGTTAAAGTTGTTAATTGATTTTCTGAAAAAACATGTTTACCAATAGTAGTTACAGAATCTGGAATTGTTAAAGTTGTTAATTGATTTTTTGAAAAAGCATAGTCGCCAATAGTAGTTACCGAATCTGGAATTGTTAAAGTTGTTAATTTATTTTTAGAGAAAGCATTGTCACCAATAGTAGTTACAGAATCTGGAATTGTTAAAGTTGTTAATTGATTTTCTGAGAAAGAATAGTCGCCAATAGTAGTTACAGAATTTCCAATTGTTAAAGTTGGTAAGTAATTTTCTGAAAAAGCATAGTTGCCAATAGTAGTTACAGAATTTCCAATTGTTAAAGTTGTTAAATGATTTTTTGAAAAAGCATAGTCGCCAATAGTAATTACAGAATCTGGAATTGTTACAGTTGTTAAATAATTATTCGACAACCATTTGTCAGGGATAGTTATCAATTTTTTTTTAAATGTTACAGAGTTTATTCCCTTATTTGAATATATTTTTGTGCTGACAACGCGAATACGAGTCTTAACTGTAGAAGGGTATGTTTTAACACTACTACCACCTATTTTATTTAATAAATCCAAATATTTAATTTTATACTTTTTATATTTATAAAAATCACTCATATATAATACATTATAGAAAATATTAAATTTTACATACTAATGGTGCATCATCTGTTTTATAAGAATTCCTATTATAAAATAAATTGCAATCAATTGCAGATTCTTTTAATACTAATTCAAATTGTTCAATTAATTTATTTTTCTTTTTAGCCAAACTCCAAATGTATTGGTCAATTGTTGTTTCGCCAGGATATGTTGCTAAATATAAATATATTTTTACCATTTGTTTATTTTTTGGTACATCTTTATGAGAACAAAATCTAACCGCACGTCCCATAATTTGTAACATTCTAGACATATTCCAATATGGTTCGATAATATGAACTTGTTGAACTCTAAATAAACTAACACCTTCTTTTATTGATGGGCTACCTAACATTATCTTAATTTGATTTCCAGATTCATTTTTTTTTTCATTATATATATATTTAATATTATCTTTAACATCTTGAGATTCTTCACCAGACCATATGGCAAATCGTTTTATACCAGAACCTTTTTTAACATAATGTTTCCATCCATGATATTCTAAGAAAGTTATAAAACATTTAATACCACCTAGTTCTTTAAAATTAGAATATACAAATACAGGACCGTCAGATGTATTGATTTTTTTAAGGATTTTATAAAATTTAATTGAATATTTATTAATATTTTGAAATTGTAATTTATCACCTTTAAACGAACTATATCCTAATTCACCTATAGATTTATTTGGAAATGCAATATTTGAAATAAATCTTGGTCCTAAAAAAAAATTCTGTGGTAATTTTAATATATCAACATTTTTAAACGAACCTCTTATAAAACTATCTTCTGTGCTTAAACTGGTTAAATAACTTTTATATTGAAATTCTGACATTTTACATTTAACTATTTTAAATTCTGTTTTTGGATAAGCCTGTGGTGGCGCACCTCTATAATAAGATATTAAATTAGAAACTTTTAATCTAAAATCTTGGATATTATCTATTTCATAATTTGTTGCACAAGTATTAATTTTTATTTTCATATATTCTTGATTAAATTTTGTTATTGGTAATAAATCATCTATTTTGAGTAAATTTAATGTTAACGCTATTTCAACAGGTTGATCAAACATTGGTGTTGCACTTAATAATACTAATTTTAAATTTGAGTCAGAATTGTCTATTACTTTTTTTAATGATTTATAAAACGAACCTTTCATAGATATCATATTTTGAACTTCGTCAATAATTAATAAAGTGTTATTTAATTTTTTTATTTTATTTTCATTAATTAAAGCAACAAATTTATGGTATGAATAAATTGTATAATATTTATCAATACGTTTATTGATTTTTGTAATTATATTATTATATTCTACATCAGTTGGTTGTAATTTTTTTAATTGTTTCCTTTCATCAACAGTAACATAATTAGATCCTGTACATTCAGATCTTATTTCTGTAAAAATATTTCCTTTTAATGCTGCAGGTAATACAAAAACAATATTCATTTTTTTTTTAAATTTCTCAGCAATTGAAATAGCAGTACATGTTTTACCAGCTCCTATTTGATGAAATAATAATATACCACGAATATTAGGATGTACCTTCCAAGGACATAATTTACTTGTCAATAGTTCTGGTAAAAATCGTTGAGGGGGTTGTAATGTATATTTTTTTGGATAACAAAAATCTTCCATTTTTTCATTTGTAATTGGTATTTTATATTTTTTAAATTCTTTATTAAAGATTGCCATATTATTTTTATTTAGAAAATAATATTATAAATTATACTTTAGTAAATTTATTATTAATTTCTAACTCAAATAAATGCCAGAACATCAATATAAAGATAGTATTAATGGATTAGCACCAAAAGATATCATATACGGAGGATCTAAACACCATAGATCATCTAAACACCGCGACTCGTCTAGACACCACAGACCTTCTAAAGACTCTTCAATTATGTATCATGATCCACGATTAATGTCGCCATGGAATCCATCATCTATACCATTATCTATGCCGTTAATATCGCCATTATTTGTGCCGTTATCTATGCCATCAAGTTCACCATTATCTATGCCATCAAGATCACCATTATCTATGCCGTTATCTATGTCGTTAAGATCACCATTATCTATGCCATTAAGATCACCAGTAACACAACAACGATCACATCTTTTAACAAAAATAGATCAATTATTATTAGATGTATTACATAAATCTCCGTCTAGTGCTGTATTACCACCACCGCCATCAGAAATAGATCAATTATTATTAGATGTAATACAAAAACATCAGTTGAAAACTGTACCACAACAAACAGAAATAAATCAATTATTAATTAAGATATCTCATGATTTGAAATATAAAACATTATCACCAGATAAAATGCATCAATTATTAATCAATTTACTAAAATATCAATCTAAAACTTTATCATCACAAACATCACAACCATCACATGAAATAAATCAATTATTATTAAGATTAATAATAGAATTGTCTGAAAATCAGTCATCTCAAATAGATCAATCTTTATTATTAAAATTACAAGATTATTTATAAAATTATATTATTTTACAAGATTATTTATAAAATTATATTATTTTACAAGATTATTTATTAAAATAATATAAAATTTTACAAGGTTATTTTTTTAAAAAATTATATTATATTTTTTAAAATAAAATATAATTTATAATAATGGATACTTTAGATATTATAAATATTATAGTTATATTAATTATTAGTATATGTATTATTATTAATAATAAAAATGAATATATTACAAATATTATTACATATATATATAATAATAATATATTTAAGGTTGTAATTTTATTTATTATGGTTGTGATTACAAAAAGCAATCCAACATTAGCACTATTGCTTGCTATTATTTTTATTATCACACTTCAAAATAAGTTTAACGATTTTTTTAGTAATATGTGTGGCGATATTAAAAAAAAAGAAATTACTTATCCTAAAAATGTAACATTATTGTGAACGTAATTTAACAACAAAGGATTAACATGAATTTTATTTGCAGAATATTGTTGTGGAATTATATAGTTTTGACAAATTGGATACATATTTATACCAACTTTATCAATATTATTTTTTCTATAATATCGTAAATCAGCATTCATATGAGTCCATTGATCCTTAATTATCATTTGATGTATATCAACTGCATATTTCATTTTAACGTATTCTTTTATGGCTTCTTTAAAAGAATCTGCTGTAATTACAATGGGGTGTTGAAATCGTGGATAAACGACGGTATAGTTCATTATATAATGATATTAGAAAAAAATTTTTATATTTGATATTATATTATTAAAAAATTGATTAATACTTTTTAAAGAAATAATTTTAATATAAAATAACATATTTAAATGGGAATTAAAAATTTATTAAAATTTTTATTAGAACAAAAAGATATTGTAAAAAATATTAATATCAAAGAATACTATGGAAAAAAAGTTGCTGTTGATATTTCTATTATATTATATCAAATCGTTATTGCAATTAGAAAATCAGGTTCAGACCTTACTAATAATAAAGGTGAAATTACATCACATATATTAGGATTATTTAATAAAACTATTAATTTTTTAGATAAAGGTATCATACCAATTTATGTATTTGATGGCAAACCACCGTTACTAAAAAAGAAAGTTATTGATGCTAGAAGACAAATAAAACAAAATGCTATTGGAAAATTAAAAACTGTCATGACTCTAGAAGAAAAAATAAAATATTTAAAAAAGAGTGTTATTATAACACATAAACAATATGATCAATGTCGTGAATTATTAACAATTATGGGTATACCATATATTAATGCACCTGAAGAAGCAGATTCTGAATTAGCTTATTTATGTAAAGAAAATATGGTACATGCTGTTTTAACAGAAGATATGGATATATTAACATTTGGATCACCAAAAATAATTCGAAATTTATCATCAAATAATAAAATACCAATTGAAATTGACTTGGACACAACATTAAATAAACTAAATATAAATCATGAACAATTTATTGAATTATGTATTTTATTTGGTTGTGATTATTGCCACCATTTTAATAATATTAATTTTGATAAAATATATAATACATATATGCATCATAAAAATATAGAAAAAACAATTGAACAATTATCTTTTGATGGTTATAATATTCCAAAAAAATTTGAATACAAAGAAGCAAAACAATATTTTATTGATCAACGTCATTCACAAATTATACCAGAGACATTAAAATTAACAAAACCAAATACAGACCAATTATTAACATTATTAGTAAATAAATATGGTCTAACAAAATTTAAATTATTTAATAAAATTAATAAACTTGTTATAAATTATAATAAATTTCAAAATGTATAAAAAATTATTAAATAAATAATATTATAAAAAAAAATTGAATAATATTATTAAATAAATAATATTATAAAAAAAAATTGAATAATATTATTAAATAAATAATATTATAAAAAAAATTGAATAATATTATTTATATTTTCATAATATTATTTATTTAATGCCAATCTCTTTTAAAATCGTAGATTTTTTGATAAATGATAAATATTGTGAAATAAATTGTCCCATAACAAATTTAAATTTATTAAATATTCATAATTTATTTATTTCGTGGGGTTTAAAACAAGAACAAGTTGTTCAAATTAAATTTATTATTAATTCTGAATTAATGATAGATTTAAATAAATTATATTTAATTGATTATAATAAACAAAATATAATTTTTGTTTATGTTGAAAATGAAAACATAAAGCAAAAATTATGTAATATTATTGAAAATACTATTGTTGAAACCAAAAAATATGTATTAACTCGTGATATTATTAATAATATGAATGAAAATACATTATTATTATTATCAGATTATGATTTTATTAATATGTTATATGTTTATAAAAAATCACCAGAATTATTTAATACTTTATCTAATTTTATTCAAAAATATGATATAGCAACAGAATTTCAAGAAAATCCTTTGTTATTTTATAATAATGACTTTAATAAACTTTTATGTATTTATATAAATAAACCAAATCTATTTCATATGTTATCTAATTTTATTCAAAAAAATGATGTAATAGATGAAAGATTACCTAAAATAACTTTACTTGATATCGATATTCATTATTATAATAAATTAGTAGATTATATTATGAATATAAATATTGGGGTTTCACGGGATATTATAATGAATAAATTAATAAAATATTCAGGTCATCTAAATCTCACAATTAGATCTATTTTTAATGATACATAAGTAATTAGGTTTTATTTAATTTAATCTTGTTAGTTATTGCACTATAAAGCCCAACAAAAAGATTTGGTTTATTATCTTGAATATTATATAATTGATTTGTTTTTAAATCTCTTAAATAATATATTTTTTTATATTTCATTAATTCATATCCATTAACTTGAATAAAATTATCCAAATTAAATGGATCTATTAATGATTTATTGGTTTTCTTTCTTTTCACAGGTTCTGGGGTTGGTTCAGGTTCTTGTTCTGTGTCTTGTACAGGTTCTTGTTCAGGTTCTGTAATTGGTTCATGTTCTTGTTCTGCGATTGGTTCAGGTTCTTGTTCTATAATTGGTTCTGGAATTGGTTCTGGAATTGGTTCTGTAATTGGTTCTGGAATTGGTTCTGTAATTGGTTCTATAATTGGTTCTATAATTGGTTCTGTGATTGGTTCTGTGATTGGTTCTGTGATTGGTTCTGTGATTGGTTCTGTGATTGGTTCTGTGATTGGTTCTGGAATTGGTTTGGGGTGTGTTTTGGTAATTGGTATGGGTTCTGGTATTTGATTTAATGATTTATTTTTAAATTTACTTATTTGTGATTCTAAAATTTGAATATACTGATTTTTTTCTTCTAATTGTTTATTAACTTTTTGTATAATTGAAAATTTTGCAAAATTATTAATTTCTTCATTTTTTTGTTCAATATCAATATTTTTTAATTCTATATCATTATTTAATTTCTTAATTTCTTCAAAGTATTTATTATCAATTTCTTTAAGATTCTTTGATATATTAAGATTTTCATGTTGTAAATTAGTTATTGTAATTTCTAATTTACTAATTAATTCGACTGGATTATTATTAATTATAATATCATTGGCTTGTTTAATTAAAATACATAAATCGTTCATTTATTTATAATAAATAAATTATGTTTATATAGAAATATTGAAAACTTTATATTAAAATAATAATATAATATAATTAATAATGGAAACAAATTACAAAGAAATAAAATATATGGATAAACCTATTAAAATATTACAATATTTATCTGAATCCAATGGGGATTTTAATAAAAGAGTAGATTATATTAAAACACTTGAACAAAAAAAAATAGATAGTAAAGAAGCTGTCAATTTATCCAAATTATGGTATTGTACAACAATTAAAAAATGCAAATATTCATCTGAAATTTATAATAAATTAGTTTAGTTTATTTTATAATATATAATATATTATAAATGATTCATCGTACATTACTTCCATATATCGGAACATTTTTACTAGTAAGTGTATTAATTTCAGCTGCATTTGCTTTAATTGCTCCATTTATTCCTAATAAAGATAAATTCTATCCATATAAATTTATTAATGACATGTATATAAAATTCATGAATGAATCTAAAGATGATAATTATGGAATAGGATTCTTAATAAATTTATTTGTAGTCATGACATGGATTATTATTCCTGTTCTCATATGCATATTAATATATGGTATTATTAGTTTTATGACAGGAAAGGGATGGGCTTGTTGATAATAAAATATTTATTTTTTTTAATGTATATATATATATATATGTTTTGTGGTTTCATAGGATTCTTATTTTTATTCATAGTGATATTTATAATTTTATTATCATTAAGTTTAATTTCTATATATACAAAAACTAGTATAGAACCAAATAAATTTATATATAATTTTCTATATAAATATCTATATAAAATTCCATATATTTATTTATCAAATAATCTTTCAAAGACATCGACAAATGTTATTAATGTATCACCAAATGTTGTTAAAGTATCAGTAAATGTCATATTATGTCTTGTATATTCATTTGTATTATTAATATTACTAAAAATGATTGGTTCGTTTTTAACATGTCAAAAACCATGTCATCATAAAAATTGATTTTATTAATTAATAATACAATAAATTATATTATTAATGACAAATAAACTATATGATATTATATTATTTCACTATCCATGCCAAGATGGTCTAACATCTGCGTGGGTTGCACACAATTTTCATAATAACCAAAATAAAGAAATTGAACTTTACCCAATTCAACATGGTAAAGAAATTAATTTGAAAAGATTAATTAATAAAAAAGTAATTTGTTGTGATTATGCACCACCACTACAAGTATTAAATGAAATTGAAAAAATTGCATCAAGTATTACAATTATTGATCACCACATTAGTTCTCAAAAAGCATTAGTTGATAAAACATATGCAATATTTGATATGAATAAATCAGGAGTAGGATTAACATGGGATTATTTTTATCCAGACAACCATATACCATTATTTCTTGAAATGGTACAAGATCGAGATATATGGTCATGGAAAATACCATATTCACGAGAATTTACATCTGGTTTTTCAACGGTTTGTTCTAGTATTAATATGTATGATTTTGATAAATTATTTGAATTATGTTACGAGTTATATACAAATGATTCAAGAATAAATTTTTACATTGATATTGGAAATATAATTAATAAATCAAATTTACTTAAATGTAAATATTTAGCTCTTGATCATAGTAAAAAAATCAACAAGTATAATAACTATAATGTTTGTATTGTAAATTGTTCAAGTGAATTATCGTCTGATCTTGGAAATATGTTAGCATCAACTGATAATATTGATTTTGCTGCATTATGGAGATATAATCATCCAAAAGAAGAATATTATATTAGTTTGAGATCGGATGATAAAGTTGATGTTTCAATTGTTGCAAAAGAGTTTGGCGGCGGAGGTCATAAAAATGCAGCTGGTTTTTCTACTAAAATTAATCCAGTTATTTTATTTAATTAAAAATATTTGTATAATCATCATTTTATATATTATATAAAGAATAATAGTATTATATTTAATATTGAATGGATAATAATTGCTTGCCTTGGATAGAAAAATATAGACCAACCAATTTAGACGATATTATAAGTCATACTCAAAATATTGATACAATTAAAAAATTACTTGAAAATAATTCATTACCACATTTGTTATTTCATGGATCTCCTGGTACTGGTAAAACATCATTAACAACTGCACTTGCAAATAAAATATATGGTAAAAATATTAGACTAATGGTTTTAAAATTGGATGCATCTGATGATAGAGGTATAAATTCTGTTAGAGATGATATAAAAGGATTTGCAGAGAAAAGAAATATGTTTCAGATGGGTACAAAATTAATTATATTAGATGAAGTAGATGCAATGACATTTGATGCACAATTCGCACTTCGACGAATAATAGAGATTTATTCATCAACTGTAAGATTTTGTTTAATTTGTAATTATGAAAATAAAATTATTCCTGCAATTCGGTCAAGATGTGCTAATTTTAGATTTAGTAATATTGATAATAAAAATATATCTATTAAATTAGACCAAATAATTAAATCTGAAAATATAATTTGTGAGAACGGAGTTAGTAGTGTAATTGCTGATATTTGTAAAGGTGATTTAAGAAAGGCAATAAATTTATTACAATCAGTTTCAATGAGATCTAATAATATAACAATTAAATTATGTTATGAATCATATGGAATACCTTGTATAACTGATATTAAAATAATCTTACAAACTCTTTTAGACAACACAATAGATATTAATGAAACATTAGACTTGATTAATAGAATTTTAGTTGATCAAGGTTATTCTCTATCAATTCTTTTAAAAGAATTAATTTTAGAAATTATAAAACACCCTGATTTAGAAAAAATGATAAATATAATTATTGATTTAGCAGAATTAGAAAATATGGTTTCTCGTTCAACCTTTGAATTTATTTATATAACAGCATTAATTGGGATATTTAAAAAAATTGATATTTAATAATATTATATTAATATTTATTATATATCAATGATTAATGATTATATTAAAGATATTAAAATGTTTAATAAAAACAAAAATTTAAAATTATTAAAATACGAAGACAATGAATCATACATAATTATTCATATTGATTTATATAGTTATCCAATAAAAATAATAACAGATTTAGATAAATATTGTTATGCAGATTCAATAATTAAAACAATTGGAATAGATAAATTTAATTTATCAATATGTTTTAAATGTAAAAATATTACAACTATAATTAATGAATTAGAAAATAATATATGTATAAAAAATACATCTGAAATTGAATTGCCTGATTCTTTTCATATTTTTCAAAAAATTGACAAATATGATAAAACAAATATTAATTATTATGACCTAACAAGAATTCTTATTAATAATATTTGTGCTAAAAAATCGTTATCAGTTCCACTTATTATTAATGAAATACAGAAAGTTAATGAAAATAAAAAGCATAATCATACTATTAATATTGATCCATTTAATATTTTATCACTAATTGTTAAATTAGAACTAGATGATAAAACAATAGAACTTAGAATAATTATAGATCCATATTTATATTCATATGTACCTCCAAAGATTGAATATGTTAAACCTAAAATTAATATAGATTTATTATTTGCAATTACAAATTTAGATATTTTAATAATTAAAAATTGGTGTTCAATTATATCTTTAGAATATATAATTGTAAATTTAGCTGAAAAATTAAATCCAATTATTAATAATCATATAATAAAAGAATTTGATAATGATATTGATGAATTAGAATATGAAATTACAAATCTTGCATATACTACAAAAGAAAAAATCAATAATCAATTTAATATTAATATACCAATGCCAGTGCAATCATCTACAACGAAAACAAACAGTCATTGGAAATCTGGAACAGGTTATGGTAGTTCGTCAGATGTAGTCAAGTGGGATATTAATAAATATGTATTAGAACAGGAATCAGAAATTGAAAAGATTGCAAAGATTCTTGTTAAAATTAATGATTTAATTACACCAGAAACATTACATATAATAACAAATTCAGTATTAGAATCATATATATTAAAACATACATTAGAATTAACTATTTTAGAATTAGATAAAAATAATATATTATACATGGCTATTTTTGAAATATTATACAAACTAATAAATAATAATATTTCACAATCATTTATTAATATTATATATAATAATATTAAAAATATTTATGAAGATATTAACGACCTTTTAATTAATGATAAACAATACGAAACACATTCCTTATTTTTATTAATAACAAGTACAAGTAAATTATTTTTATTAAAATATAATGAGACTATAAAAGAAATTATGATTTGTAGTGATCATAAAGAAAAATATTGCGAAATCATGAAACCACTACAGTTTGGTAATTATGAATTACCAAAATATCATTATTTTGGTAAAAATATTAATAAATTAAACAAATCTGCTATTATGAGAACAATTTCAGAAATATCAAGTTTTAAAACAGGGCTTCCACTTAATTGGGAATCATCTATTTGGGTTAGAATATCGAAAACAAATATTAATCTTTTTAGTTTTATTATTTCTGGACCCAAAGATACACCATATGAAAATGGATTATTTGAATTTCATGTGCAGTTTCCAGTTGATTATCCAGATAGTCCTCCATGTGTAATTATTTATACAACAGATGGGGGTAAAATAAGATTTAATCCAAATTTATATGCAAATGGGAAAGTATGTTTAAGCTTATTAGGAACATGGTCTGGACAAGAAAATGAAAAATGGAATTCAAAAACATCAACATTTATACAAGTTATGATATCAATTCAATCATTAATATTGGTGGAACAACCAATATTTAATGAACCTGGATATGAAAAATCAATAGGTACTGCAAAAGGCGATAAATTAACAAGAGATTATAATAAAAAAATATATCCAGAAACAATTAGATTAGGTATGATTAATATGATTAAAAATCCACCACCAGGATTTGAAGACGTTGTTAAAAATCATTTTAGTATGAAGAAAGAAGAAATTATTCAAACAATAACAAAGTGGGAACAAGATACTGAAAACAATATAAAAAGTATAAATAATAATAAAGAATTATTTAAACTTTTCGAAACAATGTAAAGAATTTGAAACAATATAAATAATTATATCTAATTTTAAATATATTAAATGAAATATAATATTATTTTACACGGACAAACAGAATTTTATAAAAAAATAAATAACAAGACTTATAACGTATTAAAAGTTGACACAATTATTAAAGAAGAGTTTATGTGTTCAATATTTAAAAATTTTATAAAAAATATTAATACTAACATAAAAGAAAAACATTATTTAGGTATTGATTTTGAATTTAAACAAGTTGCTAAAAAAGAACGTGATATTGCATTAATGCAAATTAATTTAGAAAATGATTCAAATATTGGATATATATTTGTTTTATACCCACCAAGTTTAATTAAAGAAAATTATGATTTATTAATTACATTAATAACTCAGAAAAGAGCAATAAAAATATTACATGGATCTGAATCCTTGGATATTCCATATTTATTTAATCAAATATTAATTACACTAGATAATATTAATAATTTTTGTCATAATTTTTATGATACAAAATATCTTTGTGACTATAATCATATTGTAAATAAAGTTAAAGGAAAATGTTCAATATATGATTTATTATTAGACCATAATATTATTACTCCTGAAAAAGTCGATGAACTGGAAAATATAGAAAATATTACTGGTCCTATTTATTTAATCACAATGGATATTTATAATCTTGACCATGATATTTTAAGATATTCATTATATGATGTAATTTATTTACCAGAATTAATTAAAAAATTTTTAAATATGGATATAATCTATACAAAAATAATACCAGAATTATCACATTTAATTAGTAAATATAAAAGATTAATTGAAACTCAATTTAATAAACTTGTACTTTTTATAAATTCAATAAATGTTTATTATATTTATGATAATGGTAATAGGATAATATTAAAAGAAATATGGGATATATATTATTACACGATATCAGATAATAATAATTATTTAACTAGTTTAAGAGAAATTAATTATTTCAAACATTTTTGCGAAATTATAACAAAATGTATTGTTTATTTAAATATTAATAAATATTTTAAAATACATAAAAATAAAAATGAATTTGCGTCAGGTTTAGATTTTAATATTTATTTAGATTGGTTGCAATCATATACATATATTAACAAGATAATTATGGAATATAATAAAAATATGATTGATGATTTGAATAATAGATTTGTTTGATTATTTTGTTAATTATTTTATTTAATGATTATTAATTGATTATTTTCTTTTCTTTTTATTAATTGATTATTTTCTTTAATAACAATATTTATTTATTATTATTTAAATATATATTATATATTAATATTAACAATGACTGAAGAAAAATATAAAGTATATCCTGAACCAACACAAGAATCAATTCAAGATTCAACACAAGAATCAACTAAACCAATTATAAATAAAATTGTTATGCCTGGTAGAACAATTCTTGTAAAATCAACATTATCTGATGGTATTGATTTATCTAATTTCGATAAATTTGTTGGTTTATTAAATACATCTGAAATTAAAAATAATAACACAGTATTTTTAACATTTAATACAATTCTGAATTCTGAAGCAGCCTATAAAGTTTTAGAATTAAATTATATTATTAAATATAGTTATTATAAAATTTTTGTAACATTGTCGACTAATGTTACTAGTTCTGATTATGATAAAACTAAAAATGAAATTACAAGTTTTATTGAATCTAAAACAGATTGTAGTATGTTATATTGTAAATTCTATCGTAAAGGAGATGAATATATGAATTGTGGCGACTTGATTGTTGATTCATTAGACGGTATGAATAAATTAATTTCAAAAAATTCTACATTAAAACAATTTAAAACTGATAATTATTCAGGAACTTTTTTCAGATTTAATAATAGTAATAATAAATTTAAAAAACCTGTATTATCACAATCAGCATATTAATATAACAAAATAAATAATTTTATAAATACTTAAAGTAATATTTATAAAATAAGTTATTATATGACAGACTATTTAGTTTATGTGTTAATAAATACCATCCATAATAAAACATATGTTGGTATAACAAATAATCCAACAAGACGATTGAGACAACATAATGGTGAAATTTGTGGTGGTGCAAAATATACAACTAGTAATAAATGTGGTGGAGAGTGGAAATTTTATGGATTTATTAGAAATTTGGAGAAAAGACAGTCGTTAAGTATTGAAAAAAAAATTAAAATAAAAAGTAGAAGATTAAAAGGATTACCTATAAATAGACGAGTAGAAGCAATTAATATAATTTTATTAGATTATAATGATTTAAAATTTGAACCATTATTAGAAGATTGTTAATTAATATTTTTTGTCACCTCGTCCTTGTTGTGGTATTCTTAAATTAATTTCATCATTTGTAGAATGACCTGGTTTTTTATTTAAATTTGATAAACTAAATATCCTATTACTAATTATATCTATTTTATTATCATTCTTATCATTTGTAGTCTCTTTCATCCACGAATTATCAATATTAAATACAGAATCTAATGAATCATCAATTTCATTATTGACTGCAACTGGTTCATTTGATGTATTAATAATTTTATTATATTTTAATCTTAATTTTTTATTAAGTAAAACATATAATGCTTCTTTTAATTTTTTTATTTCTAAAATTTGATTTTTCTTTATTTTTATTTTTTTAAATTTTATTATTTTTTTTTTATATCCAGATATAATTTCTGTCGATGTTGAATTTATTTTAATATCTAATAATTCATAAAAAGTACCATTATGTGATTTTTCCATAATTTTTAGTAAATATAATTATAATATATATTTACTAAAAATTAAACGGATTAATTAAATTATACCCTTGAATTTTTGAAAAAGATGGTTTTGTATAATATTGTATATATTTATTTTTTAATTAAAAAAATCTAATTATTAATATATATGGAAAAACCAATTAAAAATAATATAGTTAATTTATGCATAGATGGTGTTGCAGAAAAATCAATAGTTTGTTCAATTTATAAAATGGTTAGTTTACCAATAAAAGAATTATTTACTAATTCTAATATTGAACATTTTGGTAAGAAAAAGGAAAAGAAAAAGAAAAAGGAAAAGAAACCTATGAGGAATTTTGATGGTGGTAGTGGTAAAGAAGACAGACAAAAGAAAAAGAAAAATGAAAAGGAAAAGGAAAAGGAAAAGAAAGCTGCAGAAGAGGCTGCGATAGTTGCAGAGAACAATAGAATTGCACAAGAAGAAGCCGATGCAGCTGAAGATACAATAAGAACTGTAGAAGCGACTGCGAGAATTGCAGAAGCTGATAATGAAAGACTTGCAGAAGAAAGAGAGGCAGAGATAACAAGACTTGTAGATTTGGGAAAACGTGCAGAGGCAGGAACACTTACAGATGAAGATAATGTGACATTATCAAATTCAATAGCAAAATCAAACGAATTGTCAAATTCTCTTAAGGCATCGATGGCAGATTCGGATGCATTGTCAAAATCTCTTGAGGAAGCTAATGCTAAATTAGCACAACTTTTGGTTGATGAGAAACAATATAAAATAGATATGACCAAGACCAATGAGGATAATTTACAAGAAAATGAAACAAAACAAAAACAAGAAATATCTGATATTAATGAAAAATTAAAAGAAATGAATGAGAGTAAATCAGATGAAATTTCTGAGATTAAGAAAAAATTAGTAAATATGGCCGAGACCAATGATAAAGAGTTATCAAATGCATTAAAAGAATCAGACAAATTAACCATATCTCTTAATAATGCCAATTCTAAAATAGATAAACTATTACAGAATGAAAAAAACTATTTAAAACAACATGAAGAAAATATATCATCTATTAATGATGATAATACAGCAGAACAAAAAAAAACATTGTCTAATTTTGAACAAAAAATAAAAATTATTGCTGATGCTAATGCTGTTGCATTATCGAAAGCACTTGACAAATCAAACAAATTAACCATATCTCTTAATAATGCCAATTCTAAAATAGAACAACTTTTACAGAATGAAAAACAATATAAAATAGATATGAACACTGTTAATAGTTCAACAGAACAACAAAAAGCATTATTTAATATCAGAAACGAATTAGAAATTATGTCATCGTCAAATAAAACATTAAAAGAAAAAATAAAGTCTCAACAAATTTTTATTGACAATTTTAACGCAAATATTTTAAAAAACCAAAGAGAATCTAGAATGAATGGAAACACAAATAGTGATAACGTGTCTATGGGTGGCAACAATGTACCAATATATGGAATCACAAATGATGGCAACAATGTTCCAATAGATGGCAACAATGCGCCTGTATATAGAACTATGCAAAATCCAATCATTAATAATAACAAATTATCTTTTTCTGAACAACAACATGAAAATGCTCGTTTATATAATACAGAGCGTGCGCCGAGAAATACAATACAATCTTGTTATGCGATTAATAATTCTAATATAGCAAATCAAAAAATACAACTTCGTAGAATATTATATATATTGGATGTTATTGAAAGTGAAAGAGGAAATAATAAACAATCGAATTATCCATATTCTTATAATGCACAACCAACAAATGATTTTAATACATACACAATGTCTATATATAGTTAATAAATTGATATCTCTTATATTAATAAATAATTTAAATCCTAATAATAAATAATATCTAATTATTTATTATTATAAATTATAATAATATCTAATTGTTAATATATGTCAAAAAATACTAAAATCAGCGAATCATTTAATAATGCTATTAATACACTATTTGGTACTTCAGATGGTACTTCTATTGTAGAGTCTTTTTGTAATTCTTTTTTAAATAAAAATTTTATAGAAGGTTTTGGTAAAAAGAAAAAGAAGAAAAATAAGGAAAAGGACATATTTGGTAAAAAGAAAAAGAAGAAAAATAAGGAAAAGGACATATTTGGTAAAAAGAAAAAACCAACTGATCCTAAAAGAAGAAGAAAAAGAAAAGAAAAAACAGACGAAATAAAGAAAAAAAAGGAAGCAGACCAAGCCGCGATAAAAGCAGAAGCTATAAGAGAGGCAGCAAATGAATTAATAGCAGCAAATGAATTAATAGCAGCAAATGAATTAATAGCAGCAAATGAATTAAAAGCTGCAAATGAATTAAAAGCAGCAAATGAATTAAAAGCTGCAAATGAATTAAAAGCTGCAAATGAATTAAAAGCAGCAAATGAATTAAAAACAACAAGAGCGAATGCAGCAAGAGAAGCAACAAGATCAGCACAAGTTGCAAGAGATGCGATAGCTGCGATAGAAGCAGCAAATGAATTAAAAGCTGTGATAGAAGCAACAAATGAATTAAAAGCTGCAAATGAATTAGAAGCAGCAAGAGAAGTATTAGAGGCAGCAAAAGCAACAAAAGCTGCGAGAGAAGCGATAGAAGCGAGAGAGGCAGCAAAAGCAGCGAGAGAAGCTGTGAGAGAGAGAGAGGCAGAGAGAGCAGCGATAGTAGTTGATGAACCAGTAATGAAATATGTTCGTGATAAAACGGTAATTATTGATACCAACAATAAAGAAATTGATGGTGATGAAAAAATAATTGAAGATGCATTATCGAAAGCTAGGGCTGATAACAATGCACTAATAAAATCCCTTATTAAAGCTAATACTAAATTAACCCGTCTCATTAACCAAGATAATATAAACAAAAAAGACGTGAATATGAATTCTATTTCTACTAACGATTTTGAAAAACACCAAAAGACATTACTAGACATTAAGATACACCTGGAAACTATTACAAAGGAAAATACATTATCAATATTGAACATAAATACCCATACAAAAGATATAGCAATGTCAAATGATAGAGTAATACAAGCACAGATAGCTGTTGAAAAAGCAACAAGTGAGAATATTTCAGCACAATTAGAAGCATCTCGTATATCTAATATGATTAAAAACGAATCTATAATTTCACTAAATATAATTAAAAATAATTCAGACGTACGAGTACGTGATACAACTAATAAATTAATAAAAGCAAATCGGTCTGTAGCTAAAGCAAAAGTTATAAATAAATCTAATCAAGCTACTTGTATGGATACCATAGCATCTCAAAATGGTAAATTTACAGATAATTCTAATTTAATTAAACTAACACTAAAAAAACAGCTTCGTAAAATATTACATACATTAGATGACATTGAAAAATCAAATACAAATAATAATAATAATAATGAACACAATGTTTCGACATCCTATTTTATTAATTCAGGTCAATCACAATTTAATGAAAAATCTAATGCACAACATTTATTACAATCAACATTATATCCATCTTCACAAAGAAATGATTACGTACAACACTCGGACGGGTTTATCAATCAGACAATGTCTAATTACACACCTGATTTTTATAATAGATAAATGTTTTTATTATAATTTTATTTCTTTTGCCATATAATCAACTTTTATAAAAATATTAGTATTTTTTTTTAATTCACTAATAAATTGTTCATGTTCTAACACACAAGTATCAGTAGAACTTGTTTCAAATATATAATATGGAGCACTATCATATTTTAATGTATAATTATATGTAAAATTATTTGTTATTTTCTTTAAAATGTCTTTACTAGTATTAATACCATTTGGTGAAATTATACCAATCTTTGATGTATATTTTAATTTTATATCAAATCGTTTTGCATACATGTTTTTAATCGATTCACAAATTGATATATTTAGACCAACATATTCGCACCATGTATCAATATCGTTAAAATTATCATTAAAATATTTCCACAAAGAAATATCATCATTCTCATTATCTTCATCATCATTATATTTACGTCTTTGAGAATCTACATAATGAATTAGTTTTTCCCAAATAATATTAATTTCAATTTGATTCACAACAGAAACAGATTTTATAAAATTATATAATATTTTATTTTCATTAAAAGGAATCATTAATTTATCTTGAATATCAGATAATTCTAACGATTCTGTAAAAAGATCACATAAATGAGATATTGATATTTGAACAATTTTTGCTTGTTCATCAATAGTATCTACACGTGCAACCATGTCTTTATTTAATGGAATTATTTTATTCCAGTTATAAATTCGACGTTTTTTAGTAGCATCTTTATAGGTCATCATGCCTATATATGAATATTCTAACAAAGTCGCTTCAAAAAAGGACGAATTACGCTTGGTAAATTGAACAATAACAATTTCTCCAACTGTTGGGTTAATTTCTGAATATAATTGATTTAATGTCATTATATAATAATAATTATTATTATATAATTATAAAATCAATTTTTTCAATCATTATTAATAAAATTGAAATAATTATATAAAAGAATAAAATCACATTAATAATAATGTCTATTAATGTTGAATATAATAATCGTGAAATTAATCAAACTATTTTAGAAAATGTTCTAAAAATGTTAAAACGTCGTAAAATTATAACATCATGGGAAGATGAATTTAAGAAAATTAATCCTGATGATTTTCAAAATAAAAATATATTTGAATTAAAAAAAAATAAAATTGAGATTTATTTAGTTAATGCTAAATTAACAACAATTGCACATGGTCAATCTATAGACTCTTATTTATCAAATAATTTAGATATTCATAAAATATTTATTGCTGAAGATGTATCAAAGAAAGTCGTTAAACAAATCGCAAATGATTATAAAAATGTTGAATTTTTTTTTGAAAGTGAAATGTTAGAAGATATTCCTGGTAAAGTTTTTATTCCAACTCATGAAATAATTATAGGTGATGAAAGAAAAGAACTATTAGAAAAATTTAGCGAACAAGAACTAGGTCGTATATTTTTAACAGATATGATGGCAAGATATTATGGCGCTATTGTAGGTGATATTTTTAAAATAACACGTGCAAGTATAACAGCAGGTGAAAGTATATTTTATCGTCGTGTTGTAAATAGTTCTTGGGATATTTTATTTGTAAAATAATATATCTCTTATTTATAATGGAGATATTTAATTTAATTAAAAATCACGATTTCGAAAAAATATATAGTTTAATTAAAAACGATGAAATCAAAAATTTTGATTTTAAAGATAAAAATTATAATTATTTTATTCAATATATTATAAATTATAATCAAATTTCTATATTCGAATTATTAATAAAAAAAACAAAATCCAATACATCAATATTTCGCATTGATATATTTGATATTGATGGAAGAACATTATTATATAATTGTATTAAATTTAATCATATAGAAATGTGTAAATTATTAATTGAATATAATAAGAATACTATTGGGATTTCTATTATTGATATTAAAGATAAATTAGGATACTCTGCATTGCATTATTCTATTATTTTAAACAATATTGAAATATTTAAATTATTATTAAATAATAATGCAGCCCCTTATATAATAGCCAATGATGGTAATAATGCATATATATTATGTTTAATGTATAATCGTGTAGATATATTAACATTTTTATTATTAAATAAAACATTTATTGATTTTAAAACACCCAATAATGAAACATTATTACAAGTTGCTATAAATTATCAAAATATTGAAATTATTGATATAATATTTAATCATAATATTAATTTAAATAATGTATCTAATAATTTCGGACTAGCAGTAATTCATCAATCAATAATTTTAGAAAATTTAAATTTATTTAAAAAAATATTAGATAAAGGTATTAATATTAATTTATCAGATTTTAATGGAAGTACACCATTGCATTATATTATAAATAATGATTTATTTGATTATTTAGGATTATTCTTAGAAAAAGAAAATATAAATTTTAATTTATCAGATATTAATGGTAATATACCACTACATCTTTTATTAAGTAAAAATATTGATTTTAAAGGAAATATTATTAATATTAATAAAATAATTATTAGATCTGATTTAAATATACAAAATAATTTAGGAAAAACATGTTTAATGTTGATTGTTTCTAATGATTTATTAGAAATATTTAATGATGTTTTAATTATTAAACCATTAAATTTTTATATTGAAGACAATAATTTTAAACATATTAAAATAACAGATACTATTACAACATTAATGGTTGAATCGTATTATAACCAAATAAAAAATGATAAAAATGAGTTATTATTAGATTGGGAAAAATGGTGTTCTGTTGATTTATTTGATAAATTAAAAACTATTGTTGACGATAAAAATGGTATTGTTGGTAAAACAAGTGAAGAAATATGTAAAAATAAAATAAGACATATTATTAAAATTGAAAAAAGATCAATACCTACAAAGTCTAACATAAATTTAATTTTGGATAATGGTATCTTTACAAATTTTTGTTATTATACAGGTTCTCCAATTGATATATTATTCGGTTTAATTTTATTAAATAAGGATTTTAAAAATGAAGGATTAAGTGTTGCATTAGATTATCCATTATCAATTAATACTAATTTAGAACAATATTATCAAAAATTAAGTCTGGATTACCCATATAAATTAGATTTCTCCAATATAGAAATTATATGGTGTTATCAAAAAATATTTTTTCCATCTTATTTTGATGAAATTATTTTAAAAATAATAACAAATAATAAATATATTGTTATTCCAATTGGTATTATAACATCAGTTGGTTCTCATGCAAATATACTTTTCTGGGATATTGAAAATAAAATAATAGAAAGATTTGAACCAAATGGATCTAATTTTCCAACAGGTTTAAATTACAACCCAGAACTATTAGATAATTTATTAGAAAATAAATTTAAACAATTTGATAAAAATATAATATTTTTTCCACCATATAAGTTTTTACCAAATATTAGTTTTCAAAAAATAGAAAGTTATGAAATATTAAAATGTAAAATAGGTGATCCTAATGGATTTTGTGGGGTTTGGTGTATTTGGTGGGTATATCAACGTATGTTAAATATTAATAATAATAAATTAACGCTAGATAATATTGCATTAAATTTAATAAACTATATTAAACTCGATAACAAAAGTTTTAAAAGTGTTATTCGAAATTTTAGTAAAAAAATTACAGAAATTAGAGATAAGTATCTTGATAAATATTCAATTGATATTAATGATTGGATTTTAGGAAATTATGATGAAACTATTTTAAATAAGTTTGAAAAAGATATATTTAAAATTATTTAAAATTATTTAAATTTTTAAATCCCAATTTTAATTTATTTATTATAGTAATACATGGACGATACAGACTCCAAGCTTTTAATATGGGAAGAACAATTTAACGAATATTGTGTGTATGAAACAAAGTGTTTAAATAATATTGATAGTATTAATGAAATAAAAAATAATTTAAAAAAATATTTAGGAAAACAAAAAAAGGACGATTTATTGTTTTATAAATCATTAATTGAAACATCTCATTTTTATTTAGTTAATGCACTTAAAATTAGAAAAATTAAATTATTAAAAGATATGAATTATTTATGGGCAAAAATAGATGAAAGAAAAAATATGGATGAAGTAAATAAAACTAATTTTTTAGCAATGATTAAAGATTATCGGAAAAATTCTGAAGATATAATGTCTGCAAAAAATAATAATACCGTTTTAAAGTGGGTTAAAGATGATAAAGTAGAAAGCTTACACGAATTAGAAGAAGAATTTAGTGAAATAATTAATTATCATATTAAATTAATTAAATTTTTTTCATCAAGTGTTGATTTAGAAAAAGCATTTTATTGTGGAAAATAAATATTGGAAATATTTATTTAGTGGGGAATTAAAAATAAATAATAAAAAATAAAAATAAATATTAGAAATAAAAAATAAATATTAGAAACATTTATTTTAAAATATTATAGTATATTATATTAATGAATAATATACAAAAATGGCAATATTTCCATAATAATGATTGGTATGATTTTCAAATAAATATATCAAATCAAATTCAATATCATGCACAATCTTTATTTATTACAATAGGAACACAAGAATATAATATATGTTTGGACAAATATATACAAATAAATATTAACACAAATGTCGTAAATAAAATATGTAAAAAAAGATCAAGTAGAAAGTGGCAATATCAAAATAATGTAGGTGATTTATATAATTTTTCAAATGAAATATGCGAACAAATACAAAATCATGCTAGATCATTAACTGTCATTAATAAAAACCAGATATACCGCATATATTTAGATCAATATATGCGAATAAATGTCAATACAAAAACACCAAAATTAATTCGATTTTTATAATCAATATATTATTTATTTTATTTTATTTTAATAGACTGTTTTGTACTCTCGTTTATTTCTTGTGAATATAATATTCCTGTTATTGGATTAAATACATTTATAATATTTTTATTACTAATTATTAATTTTATTAATAATTCTTTATAATATTCTTTATTAATCTTCCTTGTTGATACATCTATAATATTATTATCATCGTACAAATCTATATTACAATATCTTTTAAATGTATGATTGTAGCATAATCCACCTATTTTTAAATCATTAAAGTGGTTATAAAGTTTTCCTAAATCATAATTAATATCAATTATATCATCTGATATTAATTTATAATATGTTTGTGGATTATAATATTCATTTGGTTCAATATTATATTGAACTGTTAATTTCATTAAATTTAATTCTTGTTCGTCAGATAAATTATTAAATATTTTTTTATTAATAATATCAAATTTTGTTTCAATAAAGTCTAAATTATCAATATTTATTTTTTTAGATAATAATGAAGTAATTGTTTTATATTTTAATTCTAAATATTTTTCTAAACGATGTATTTGAAACGGTTGATATATACATTTTGGTGTTAATTTAAATTTAAAAAATTCATCATATATAAATATATTCTTTTCATAATATGCTTTGGTAACAGTATAAAAAAGATTATCATTCATTTGTAAATTTATATAATTTATATCAGAAAAAGTAATACCAATTTTATCCACAGTTATCCCTGATGCCTGTGCATATTTTTTAAAAGTTTTCACACCATCAGTTGTTGTTATAATATTATTTTTCCTCTCGTATAAAATACACGTTGGTTCAACTTGAATAAAATTACTTACTTCAAAATCACATGATAATAATACTATTGGTGGATGATGTATTAAATTAATTTTTGCAACAGTATATGTATTTTTAATATTAATTTGTGTATCTTTAAAAGGAACATATCCTACTTTTAATCCATTTAAATTATATGCACCTATGGCATCAGAACTTATTTTATTATTTAAATTACGAATTATTTTAACCGTATCACCTAATCTAAGACTTTTAATATTATCAGCATATGTTGTTGTTCCTGTTAATTGTATTGATTGCATTAAATTATTAACATATTTTATTTATAATACAATTATTAATATTATAAATATATAAAGTTAAAAAAAAATGAAAATTAATAAAATTAATAATTAATAATTAATCATTATATAACAATGCTAGCATCTAATATGACATTTGATAAATATACTATTACAAACGACATTATTAATATCAACAAGTTTGATATTACTATTCAAAATAAACAACTTTTTAAAGATGCGTCTCTTCGATTAACATCAGGAAAAAAATATGGATTACTTGGACCAAATGGCTCAGGTAAAACAACATTATTATTAAATTTGTTAGAACTACGAAATAATCATACAAAAGATACTATAACAAATAAAATTTATACATTGTATGTTGATCAAGAAATTAAATTAGACGATAGAAATCCTATTGATTTTATTATTGATTCAAATTATAAACAAATTAATATCCAAAAATCAATTGATAATATTAATGAATTATTAGAATCAGAGTCTCTAAAGGGTGATGAAATTGAATATTATCAACAAAAATTAGAATATTTAATGAATATAATGTTGTCATGGAGTCTTGAAAAAGAACAAAGTGAAATAATTAAAATTTTAATCGGTCTAGGATTTTCACAAGACGATTTAAAAAAAAATACTAATCTATTTAGCGGAGGATGGCAAATGCGTATATCATTAGCAAGATCACTTTATCTAGAACCAGATTTATTACTTTTAGATGAACCTACAAATCATTTAGATTTAGAAGCTACGATTTGGTTAATAAATTATTTAAATAGTTGGAATCATACATCAATTATTATATCACATAATATTGGTTTCATTGATGATGTTTGTGATTATATTTTAAATATCGAAAATCAATCATTAGCAATGTATAAGGGTAATTATACATTTTTTAAGAAAGCCTTTAATATTAAATTAATTACAAAAGAAAAAGAATGGAAACAATATGAGAAAAAAGTACAATCTTTAAAAAATAAAAATACAAAAAAAGTAATTAATGAATATATTAAAAAAAATCATATTGACCGTCCACCAAAACCATTTGATGGAATAATTAATTTTGGAGATATTGATGCAGTTAAATCTAATTTAATAACTATGGATAATGTATCATTTGGTTATAATAAAGATGATATGATTTTATCAAATATCGATTTTGGTATTGATATCAATTCTAGAATTGTTATGGTTGGTCCAAATGGTTCTGGAAAATCAACATTTGTAAAATTATTGGCAGGCGAAATTCAACCAATGTCTGGAGAAATTATTTATAATTCACAATTAAAAATTGGTTATTATAATCAACATTTTGACAATCAATTACCACTAGATAAAACACCTCTTGAATATTTATATTCTATAGTACCACAACATTTAATTAAAAATGGTAATACTGAACAAACAATTCGTAGCTTTCTTGGAAAAGTACGATTAGAAGGTTCATCACACACAAAACAAATCGGTAAATTATCTGGTGGACAAAAAGCTCGTATTGCAATTGTTAACCTTATATTTAAATGTCCTAATTGTTTAATTTTAGATGAACCAACTAATCATTTAGATTTAGATACTGTTGAATCATTAATAGATGGTCTTTGTGATTTTAAAGGAAGTATTATTATTATTACACATGACCATAATTTAATTGAACGAATTAATGCAAATATTGTAATGATGAACCCAATTGAAAAAAATATTAATAACATTGAATCTTATGATGATTATTGTGAATTAATATTTAATCAATAAATTATTTTATAATCAATAAATTATTTTATAATCAATAAATATTAATATTTAATTCAACTTTATAAAAACATTTAATCCAACTTTATAAAAATATTTATTCCAACTTTATAAAAACATTTAATCCAACTTTATAAAAATATTTATTCCAACTTTATAAAAATATTTATTAAATTGATAATCAATAAATTATTTTATTAATAAATTGGATAAAAATATTTTATTGGATAAAGTAATTAATAAATTGTATAAAAATATTTAATTCAACTTTATAAAAACATTTAATCCAACTTTATAAAAATATTTAATTCAACTTTATAAAAATATTTATTAAATTGATAATCAATAAATTATTTTATTAATAAATTGGATAAAAATATTTTATTGGATAAAGTAATTAATAAATTGTATAAAAACATTTAATCCAACTTTATAAAAATATTTAATTCAACTTTATAAAAATATTTATTAAATTGATAATCAATAAATTATTTTATTAATAAATTGGATTAAATATTTTATTGGATAAAGTAATTAATAAATTGTATAAAAATATTTAATTCAACTTTATAAAAACATTTAATTCAACTTTATAAAAACATTTATTCCAATTTTATAAAAACATTTATTAAATTGATAATCAATAAATTATTTTATTAATAAATTGGATAAAAATATTTTATTGGATAAAGTAATTAATAAATTGGATAAAAATATTTTATTGGATAAAGTAATTAATAAATTGTATAAAAATATTTAATCCAATTTTATAAAAATATTTAATAAATTGTATAAAAATATTTTTATTAAATTGATAACCTCGTTTCATGCTGTACTATTCATTATCTTTGTTGCACGTATAGCAGTATTTTTTGAAGCTTTTGTATATATTGTATCAGAACTATCAGAATCATAATATGCATCACCATCATTACTTTCTACAAATTGTTTATCAGATTTAATATCTGATTCAATTTCACCATCTGAATCTTGTTCAGAAAGTAGTTCAACATTTTGTTTAGTATCAGAACCATCTTGTTTAGTATCAGAATCATGACGGTCAAATACATTATCGATATATTTACAAAGTAATTTATAAATTTTATCAAGGTCGTCAAAATGTTCATTGAATTCATCAAACGGACAATTTGGTGTTATAGTGTTTGTGCTATCAAATTGTAAATATATATATTGTATTTTTCGGGAACATTCATTTATTTTTGATAAATTTAATTTTAACCAACATACAAAAAACTTATTTTTACTAAAATATAATTGTAATACTTTACTAATTAATTGTAAATCTGATGATTTATCATTTTTAATTGATAGAATTTTCTCGAGACAATTCAAGTATTCATTAATATTCATTGTATTGTATTTAGTAATAAAAATATCAATGAATATATCAATGTGTTCACCATCACGTATAGTATTAAAAATTGTATTAAAAGTATGAATATTTTGTGATAGCGCCTTATTAATTGAAAGAGACAAGATTACTGGTGTTAATTTATCTTTATAAATTAGTTTTTGATAAATGGTACTATCAAAAGATTTAATAAATTCATCAATATATAATTTATATTTGTTATCTTCAATCGCTTTGTATGACGACTCTAATGGATTACTTTTAAATATATGTTTAACTTGGTCATAATATAACATAATCTTGTCAAGATAGTTATTAGCAAACTGGATTGTTGATGCAGTAAATTTATTAACATTGTCTGTTAAATATGTATTTAAATATGTATTTATATCAGTGATATTTGAAATAATATCTTTTGGAGTTTTTGATTTTAAATTAGAAATTCTTGCATTAATGATTTTTAACTCATCAGTAATGGCATTCATATCTGTATCAGTTGCTAATGTTTTATTAATATCAATTAAATTTTTATTAATATGATAATAAATAATATCATCATAATTATCAGAAATAATTTCATTTAAATTTGTTTGGAATGTTTTATACCCTGTAGACGACATCCAATCATTATACATATTATTTTCTTCAGATTTTAAAAGCCCTGATATAAATTTTTTCTTTTTTATAAAAGTTTTTAATTTCTTTAATTCTATTTTACCGCATTCTAATTTAATAATATTATCAAGTAGACTTTCGTCAATATTATCAATACAATTTTTAACAGTTCTAAAAATATATAATTTAGATGAACAAAGAGGTGATATGGTAAATTTACAATTTGTTTCAGCACATAACTTTGTAATAGTTTCAATACATCGTTCATATAGATCATTTAATTCATCGTCTTCAAGATCAACCTTGTCTTTATCAAAAGAGATTTCGTCACATTTATTAATAAGAATATGCATATAACCATTTTTATTCTTATCAATTTGTTCAATAACCATTTTAATTATATTAATTTCATCTGTTGTATTTAATCCAGAATTAATATCAAACACTAAAATATAAACATCAATAGAATGTGAATTTTTTAAAATATAATCATAATATAATGTATCACCACCACAATTTAATCCAGGCATATCTAAAATAGAATACGATGCTTTTGATTTCATTTTAATAAAATCAGGAATAGTTTTAATAAAATGACAAATTTCTTTAAAATCTTTATCATAATCAAAAGTCCCATCTTCTCGTTTTTTTAAAACTAATTCATTTGAATCTTTATTTTTTTTATAAATCTCGTCAATAGAATCCTCTGTTTTATCACTAGTTTGATAAATTTGTGGCAACATTGTTGTTTTCTTTCGTTTCATTTCAGAACATGTGTTTGAACAAAGTGCATTAAAAAATGTAGATTTTCCAGCTGAGACTGGTCCAATAATAGCAATATTAATGTTTTCGATAGTCATTAGTATATATATTATAAATTTACAATAATATGTTTTTTCAATTTTTATATAAATAAATGGTGTATTAAACAATTTGTTCGTATTCATCTGAATCATTTAATTTAATATAATCCAGTTCGATTAAATATTTTAATGATTTATTAAAAATTTCATCTTCTAATTTAAATAATTTAATTTTTTCTTTAATCAATAAAAATAAATCTGTTTTTGTTTTTGAACCAGTTTTAAGACTATGATTAATTATAGTATTTACAATTTCATCACGAGAGAAAGATAATTCATATTCTTTAAATTGTTCTAATTCTTTTGAATAATTAGATATATTTAAAAATATTTCAATTAAATCATTTTTAATATTATCTGATTGTGATAATATAATATCAGTATCTTTAATAATAAATAATTCTGACATTATTATTGAATCAATAATATCTTTTTTAAATTTATCAGTATAGTTACTTAATATACTTGACTTGAATATTTCTGTTAATGGTATTTTATCAACATCATTAAACATTTCAACAATCATAAATTGAATTGGTAACATTTTTAATTTTTGATTTAAATAAGTAATATTAATTTCTCCAAAATGAGGAAACCAATTAATAATTCTTTTATTATTATAAGTTCCAACATAATATAATTCATAATATTTTAAATATTTACCAAGTTGTGTATGTTTAATCGTATTAATAATTTTATTATTTAAAAGCCCTTCTGTTTGATTAATATTCCAACTTTCAAAAGATGTTGTTAAAACAGACATAGGTTTCTTTAATAAATTATTTGAAAATTTATTAAATTCTATATTTTCATAAAATGACCTTTCTGTATCATTAATAATTGTATTAATTTTATTATAAAAGTTATCATCAATTGTGTTTATACTAGGTAAATTGGATAAATAAGTATTAATAATATATTTTTCAGTTTGAATATATATATCAAATTCTGATTTAACAGATATTTTCATTTTTAATGTTAATCTTTTAACTAATAAATCATAATAATTATTAATAAAAATATCAATACTATCTAAATAGGTACTGATTAATATTAATATTTTAATATCATTAACCCGATTATTTAAAATATCATTATTAATACTATTATTAATGAAACTAATAATTTCTACTTCATCAGAATAATTATTATTAAAATATGAAATAATTGATTTTACAATATTTGTAATAAATATATTATTTTTATTGTAATGGGATGTTTTATTAAATAATAAAGAATGATTGCACATTTTAATATTAAGTTTTATATTATCTATTGATAAAATTGATTCAGAACATTTATTTAAAAGTTCGTTAGATGCGATTTCAAATTTATTCATAATTAATGAATTTTTTTCAGAATCGTAATAAAATTTTTTAATATTCTTGATAAATTTCCATATATTATTAAGAGTATATTCAATTTCATGTAATGAATTATTTTTTATAATTTCAATTAATTGGTCTAATATTAAATTAGTTATTGGAAAACATATTTCATTTTTATCGTCTCTAATGAACCAATAATATTTAAAAATACTATTATAATATTTTTCAGTATTATCAATTTGTTGAATTCTTTTAATATTAATAGGACCAAGTATATCATCATTATTTAAAAAATGTTTTAAATAGCTATTTCCAATAAATTTAATAATTTTTTTAAAATTATAATGTTCATTTTTTAGAAATAATAAAAACTCTTTCACATCATTATTAAATTCAATTACTTGTTCTTCAATATATATTAAAATTATACTATCTGATATAATTAAATTATTTAATGGTTCAATACAAATTTGATTAATTGATGATTCAATATTTAAAATATTTGAAAGATATATTATTTTTTTAAAAAATGTTTTTAAAAAATTTGTTAAATCTTTTAATTCAAAAACACCCTTTTTAATAAAAGATCTGATATTATTACGTTTTGTTATAATATTATTATTTAATTGTTCTAAAATATTAGGTATAATATTTTCAATATTAAAATTATTTAATCTGATTACTTGTTCAAAATATTCGTCTGCAATTACTTTTATATCTAAATTTAAATAATTATCAATATAATTTTCTATTTTGTTTGCAATTTCTATATGGTCTTCATTCATTAAATGATTTTCAATTATTGGAAATTGTAATTTGTCAAAACTCTTTAGGATACTCTTAATTTTTGCGATTTGTTTATATTCCTTTTCCGTGGCATTTTTGATAATCTTTTTAACTAGTTCATGATCTTTCTTATATTTTGTATGATATTTTGTATTTAAACACTGTAGAGACATTATATTAATATAAAATTTATATAAATTATATATTAATCAATTTTTTCTTAATTACACCATAAAATATCACATAATTGTTTTCTTATCGGTATGTCTGAGTGATAGTGTTAATGAAAAATCAGTACCATTCAACTCGACTGTTTTTCCTAAATAATCAACTAATTCAATATCTAATTTTGATATATTTGTTATTTTAGGAAAAACATATTCTATCATTGAAACATGATAAACCTTATTAATAAATGTTGTTGCAGTATAAAGTGGGGATCTTAAATAAATTTTACTATATACAGGTTCATTGAAAAAATCATAATCTCCCCAATTATTTATTTTTAAAAAGATATAATCTTCACCAAATGTATTATGATTCTTTGTTGCAGTTAATATTGACGACATTAATGTTTCATTAAACACAGATGATAACGTAAAATTATTATTTAATAATCTATAACCTAAATAATATCCTAATGATGGATATGTTAAACTATTAATATTTATAATATTATTGGTAAATGATGATTGTGTACTACCTTGTGTATTAAAATTAATTTGTAATGGAGCTATATCTTTATTTAATATATTTGATTTTGTAAATTGTTCAATAGTTGTCCAATCATCAGATGTATAATAAAATCCATCATAATTATTACTAAACGATACCTTTAATGTATTCGTATTTACACTCATAGAAATATTATATAATACATTATTTGTTGGTGTTCCAGATACATTATTTATATAATATATTGATTTTTTACTATCTATTAAATTATCCAAAATACCAGATCCAGTATTAGATGGAATAAAAGTATTTGATGATACATATTGTTCATATAAATCACTTTTAAATTGTGTTAAATTTATTGATAATCCTGAACTATATGTAGCTCCAGAAATAGTATCAACTCTAATATCATTAATAAATCTTTTATCAAAAATATTTAATGTAAATGAATTTATTGTAAAATGCCCACTATCTAAATTTATTGATGAACCATTATTTGATGATACTCTTTCATTATATTTTGTTTGAATATAATTTTGTATTAAAATAACTAAACCATACATACTATACCATCCACTATATATCGTCAATGGTGTTGCTAATGATATAGGATTAGATGTATCATTAAAATCAAATGTGATTATACAGTTATCATTTAAATAAAAAATATAAAAATATCTTTCTAAAGAAATATTTAATAAATCTTCTGTAATTAAAGAATTAAATAATGTTTTAATACTATCAATATGTTGTAATTGTGTATTCTCTAAAGAAATCTTTATTCCAATTGGATCATTTATTACATCTGGTAAATGTAATGTTACATAATTATTACCTTTTGTTGAACTAATATAATTTATGGTATTTGTGAGTTCTAATGTTTCAAGTCTAACTGCAAGTATATTTTTATATATGCTTTCAAAATTTATTGTGAATTTTGATTCATTAGAATATTTTGAGAAATCCCTATATCTCGAATCTATTAATATTTGAGTATTTATCATATTATTATATAATATATATAAATCTTTAACTAAACTTAAATACATGAGAACATTCTAAACATTCTACAAAGGTAGTTGGTGGTTCATCTCCTGCTCTTGTTTGTTTTTGAGTAATAGAACAGTTTGATTTTTTACATTTTGAACATGTAAATACAGATGAACCAGTTTTGTTATTTTTTTTATATTCTTCCATTTCTCTTTTCTTGGTAATATTTTCATATTTATCAGGATTAATTTCTTCTGGTTTTAAATATGCGACACTACTACTTTTAATTTTTCCTGATTTAATTCCACTTAAAAGATATGTAGAATTTGAATTTGTAATTTCATTAATAATATCATTACTTTTTGTTTCATAAATTGATTGAATTAAAAACATTGGTGTATCATTTGTTTCGCCATAATTTATACAAAAATCATAAATACTTTGTTCAATTTCTTTAGCTAATGTATCATCTAACACCGCATTATCTACAATTGGTTCTTTATTTTTTGTTGCTTTTTTTGTAGGTTTTTTTACAACTTTATCATCTTTATCATCTTTATCATCTTTTTTAATATCTAATATTTTAGATAATATTTCAATAACTTTATTTCTACATTCATGTTCAATATCCATTAATAATATAATAATTGTTGTTTTAAATATAATTATTTCATTTTTTCACAAATATTAATAAAATAAATTATAAAACAAATTATAATAAACCTTGTGCAAAATCCCAGGTATAGTCGATAATCCATTTTTTTAATGGATTAATACATCCGTCATTATTAATTACACAAGTATTCTTGTATAGAGAACTAACCAATATTAATGGATCAATTGCTTTTAATATTTTCATATATGAAAAAGAATTATAAAATGATGGTAGATACAAATTTAAATTATATTTATTAACTAGTTCATTTCGTGGTCTGTATAGTAAATGATTAAATTGTATTGGTCCATTAATTGATGCATTTGTTGGAAATATTTTTTTTAAGTGTGGCATATTTAAACAATAATTAGTAACCGTTGTATGTTCATTTTTATTTAATATTGTACCAAATCCTCGTGCTCTATATTTATTAATAATTTCTATAATATCGGTACTTCCTGTAACATATTTATAATCAATATTCATATATGTCATGTGAGAACTAATACAAGATGGTGTTAAATATACATTACCATCATAATAACCTCTAACACATGGTAGATGAAATTGTGATACATGAGAGAAGAAATCATTTGAACAAATTTTAAATAATTCAAATGAATGTTTAAGATATTTTGAAGTAATATTATATTTAAAAGTGTAAGCTAGGTCAATTTCTTTTGCGCTATGATTATTAACATATATTTTAAATTTAACACCAATAGTTTTATATATATCTGGATATTCTTCTTCAAGAGTTTTAATTTCTTGTTCTGTATAATTTTGAATTAATTCTTGATATTTTTCTTTTTTTAATTTATCATAAAAAGGTTTGAATATCTCTTGTACTTCGTCAGAGTTAATATTATTCATGATCCATTTTATTTTTGATGGATCTTTACTAATATTTTTATCAATAAATTGTTTTGTAACAAATAAATATCCAATTTTATTTAATATTAATTCAACATCATTATATTTTTTATTTGTTTTTAACATATTAATACATATTTGTTTATAAAATGCATTAACATTAGTTATAAATGTTTTTATATTTTTTGCAATAAACATAACGTCAATATCCGATTCATAATAATATTCGTTAAAATATTTATCAAATGTACAATTTTCAATAACATTCATTAATGGATGTTTCTTTTGAAGACACGCCGTCATAATACTCCCACAAATTGCAACATTATATTTATGGAAATCAAAGTTTTCAAATATATCAACATTTTCATCATTAATACAAAATATATTCATTCTATGAATAAATTCTTTTAAATTACAAATACCATTATTTCTATACATAATATTATTAATTTCAGGTATCCCACCAATATTAGTATCTTTTAATAATTTTTGGTCTGATACAAGTATTGGCATATATGGATTTTCTTTCATCTTTGTATGAAAAAATGGAAATACAGGTAATGTTGATGCAGTATCAATATCAAATATACAAGTATCTGTTTTAATAAGAGATGATTTTTTAATACATTCTTCATAATAAAACATTATCCAAGAATATGATAATAAATACTTGAATAAGCACGCCATTGGTTTCATTCTAGGAACCATAATATCCATAATATGTTTATTATTAATTGCGAGATGAACATATTTTTTACTAATCATAGAATTAGTAAATAAGAAATATTGTTCTTTTTCATTTAATGAATCAAATAATTTATTATAAATTTCATGATTCATATCAGGTTTATCTTCGATTACATAATTTGAAAAAGAAGCAATATCAATATATTTTTTATCTTTATTATTAATATCTTTAATATAATCTTCATCATTTGTTAATATTTTTGATTTTAATACTTTACTAATATTATTAATTACAACTGTATTATTTAATCGCCCAATATCAAATGTGATTCGTCTTTTATTAAATTGTTCTGTAATATTAATTAAACAATTTTTTTCACATGTCCAATATGTAGATTCATGTATATTATTGATTAATTTAAATAGTGTATCTCCTGTGTGTGTTTGTTTTTCTAAATAATTATTCATTAATATTAATTTATATATGTTATCAATATCATTGGTAATATTATATTGATTCATATATGTTGATAAATCTAAATAATGTATATTAAAAATAGGTAATATTAAATTTTTATCATTTAATGTATAATTAAATATATTAAATGATTCAATTTCTGTGTTTGATTTAATCATTAATTTATGAAAAAATTTAGATATATTTTTTAATATAATTGAAATAGAAACTTTATAAATCATTAAATTGGATGTTACATTTTTATACAGTTTTTCACTAACATATAAATTATAAAAATCAATTGGTATGATATCATGATCCCTTTTTAAAAGTATGTATACTTCTTTATAATATGTATCAATATTTTTAGATGTAATATCTATTGGAACATTATCGTCATTATGGACAGTATAATTAAGTTTATTGATTAATTGATTTTGGATTATCGAAGTCATTAAAATATATAAGATTATGTTATTTAATGAAAGATAAATCAATTTTTTATTTAAATCCATTTATTGAAGGAATTAATAAATTAGTCAATGTGGAATTTAAACTTTCATTTTCTTTATCTAAACGTATTAATTCTACACTTTTTACACCTATTAAATTATACATTATACCTTTTTCTTTAATAATTAAATTATTATTTGTTTTTAATTTTAATTTTAAATCATTATATAACTCTATTAGATTATGAAATTGTACTTCATTTTCATTTAAGTTATTATTAATTAAGTTATCATAATAACTTTGAATAAATGGTCTCATTTTAATTCCTTCATAAATATCATCATTTGCATTCGCAATTTGTTTGTCGGGTTCTGCAGATTCTGCGATTGCTGCTGCAATTTGTTTTCTTTCTTCTGCATCCGTAGACTCTGTGAATGCTGCTGCATCCCTAGATTCTGCCAATGCAGCTGCCATTTGTTCGGTGTCTTGTGCATCTTCAGTAGATTCTGCTAATGCTGCTACCATTCCTGGGTCTTGTGCATCCGTAGATTCTGCTAATGTTGCCATAGATTCTGCTAATGCTGCTACCATTTCTGGTTCGTGTTCTACCTTATTTTGACTGGCTTCATGGAGTTTTGCCGCTATTTCTGCGTTCTTTATAGATTCTTTGATTGCTTTAGCTAACTCTGATTCAACAAATTGTGATGCTTTTGCTGCCATTTTATGTTGTAGTTGTGTTGCAGAACCTTTTAGTTGCTCTACCTCCTGTGTTATTATACTATGATCAATTACTGATCTTTTACCTATTAAGTTTATATTATATTCAACCTTATCCCCGAGATTTATCGTGTTTACTGCTTCAAAATGTAATCCTAATTGTGCAATATAAACATCAATTGGGTCGGTAGTATGATGAGGTATTTTATATTTAAATGTTATATCTTGTTCAGCATATTCCTTAGGAAAATAATCATAAATCGGCATTGGTATTTCCATAGTTGAATCACCAATAATTTGTTTATTACCGCTAGTAGTTGACGCAATAACACTAACACGAATATTAAAATAAATACAAATACGATGTAATGCCAATGCGTGAGTTATATTTAAAGAATCCCATAAATTGTTATAATTATTAATATATGAAAGACCGCCAATAGTTCGCAATTCTTCAACAGTAATACCAGGTGCAATTTTAGTATGTTGTAATATGTTCTTTAATGATATAAATAAACAATTGTTTCGTGTTTTGTATTGACTACCATATTGACCATATCCTTCTTCAACACCGTTATTCTTTTGTGTAGTTAATGTATAATCAGTGATCTTTAAATGATTTTGGCCTATATTACCACCACCACCACCACCATCAGTATGCATTTCTTTACCAAGTAAAATATATATTTGTTTAAGAGTAAGGGGGTCTTCACTGTCATCTTGTATTATTTTTAGTAATTTAATTTCCTCTTTTGTTAAACCATGTTTCAATAATTCGTCCAAGTTTAATCCCCCCCCAATTAATTGATATTTTTTTAAATTTAAATATTTTTGTTTATATTTTTCAGCTTTTAATTTATAATTCATATATATTTAAAGATATATTTTAAATTATCCTTTTATTTTAATTAAATCAGAATCAATATTTTGATCTTTTAAATAAGATCGAACATAATCAATATGATTACCTTGTAATTGAATAATATTATATGATTCACCATCATCATTTTCTATTTCTTTTAAAGTACCGCCACAACTAGTCTTTTTTTTAATTATTTTAATATGTTCTTTTAATTCTACATCAGATAGACACCAACCAGATATAAATGTATTTTTTTTACGACCTGTTGATTCCATCCAAATTTCAATAAATTTGGTTTCTTTTATTTGGATTTCATTGTCTTCAATTTCATCAAATGGATTCATTATAATAGTATTATTATTAATTTAATATATATAAATATCAATTTTTTGATAGTATAAAAATTGATTATTATTATTAATATATATAATTACATATATTATACATGACCAATAACAAATGTAATAAATGTAGCAAACGTATTAAAATTATGTGTTTTGAGTGTAAATGCGATGGTGTTTTTTGTATAACTCATAAAAACCCTGAATCACATGATTGTACATATGATTTCAAAACATTAGGTAATCAAGATTTTATTAAAAATAATCCACAAATCATATCACAAAAAATAATCAAGATTTGACAAAGTCTTGCGAATTAAATTACTTTAAAAAAAATCTAATTATATATATATAAAATGTCGAATTCTGAAATTGAAGATTACCATAAATATTTAAAATACAAAGCAAAATATAACAAATTACTAAAAGATTTAGAGGGGGGGGGGTGTGTTTTTTTCATCAACAGGTCAAAAAGATATGAAAGCAACCCAAGTAAATACAACAGCAAAGGAAAAAGCGAAAAAATTAGTAGAAAAAGACTTAGAAAAAGCAAAGGTTAAAAGAGTTAATACATTAAAAATACAGATAAACTATTTATCCACCATAGAGAATATATTTAATGCTGTCAAAAACGCACGTTTTGAAGAACAACAAATTGAACGGCATCTTAAAGAGAAATTAGATCAGCCTCTTAAAAAAAAATAGAATTGACCCAGAATGGCATAAAACACCATAAAAAGTCTCGTATGTAACAACACTTTAATTTAAACGCATTAAAAGCATAAATAATATTCGTTTTTAAAAAATCTAAATTATAATGCTATTATAATGGAACCAAGAAAATATAATAGTATTTTTAGAAAAAAACTGGTCAATAATTTTGAAAAAATAAAAAATAAATCAGAATTACTAGATATTTATAATATTATTATTGAAGATATAGGTAATGATTTTTCAACTAATCAAAATGGTATTTTTATTAATATGAATTTATTATCTGATAAAAGTATAAAAAGTTTGGTTGATTATATTGACGAAAAAATAACATTATCTGCATCACAAACTGATACAGAAAAAATAAATTATAAAACATATAAATCAGATGACATTGAAAATAATATATCTGATAATGGAATAAAATTAAGTAATCAAGAAAAAAATATTATTAAAAGAATTAGAAATAAAGCTTGATAATTATTTAAACGAAATCCATAAATCTTTATCTTTATCTTTTTTACAAATATGATTAAACAAACAAATAATTGTTTGTTTATTTACATTCATTTTTTTTAATAAAACCAATAATCTTATAGTAATTTTGTATTTACGTTCTTTATTTTGTATAAATGGTTCATTTGATATATTTAATTTAATCGGCGTTGTTATAATATCACTTTTTATATCTGTTTTATCTTCTTGTATTGTAAATTGATGATCTGAATCACCTTCTAATAGTAAATATGTATCAATATTAATATTAATTTTTAATGTAGAGTGATAAAATAGATCATTATTAATATTATAATGATTAATTCTGGTTACTTTAATACTTTTTTCAAAACCATAAATATTAGTATTATCTTTTTTACTTAAATTTTTAATAATAATATAAATTGGTATTATATATAATATAGATTCTTTAATATTAAATTTTGATAATACACCAACAATCTTATTGTCAATAAAAACAGGTGAACCTGATAAACCTGATATATTTTCAATTGATTCATTTATTTTTGTTTTAATATATGGGATTGTTAAATTTTCACTGATATTATCATATGGAATAAATTCATAACCAATTACAGTTGTTTTATATCTTTGATCATTTGTTTTAATAAAAAGAATATCGTCTGGTTTAGGAATTCTATTGAAAATATTGTAATTTATAACAAAATCTTTAATATTTACTTTTCCAATATTCATAATTAAAACCTCACTCCAACAAGAATTAATATAAATATCCAGTTTCATATTATCAATTAAAGTATGAACTGAATCAACAGGTAAATTATGATGAAGTGATATTATATAATTTTGTTTATTATAATTCAAAATAAAACTATTTAATTTTTGTTCAATAGTTTTATTTAAAAATAATTGTGTTTTAATTTTTAACAGTATAATTTCATTAATCATAATTTTATATTATATTTAATTATAATAAAATTAAATCAATTTTTTCTATTATAGGTTATAAATATATATATGGCTACTAATGCTATTACAAGTATTTTAAATGATATTGGTATTGGTGGTAATGAACAAACTCGTTTAATTAATCAATATTATGCTTTGACAGTTGCAGCACAACACATATTAATTGACGGTATAATGTCTGATGGTAACAATACACCTTTATTTAATGAACTTTTAGACATTGATAGAAATATTAACACATTTGGTGATACCAATAATTACAATGTTTTACCTGTATGGCAAGTGTTAAAAGCGGAATTAGGAATACTGCAATATAATACTATTACAAAAATGGATATAAAACAACTATTGGGTTTAATTAAAGATAAAATAAAAAAACTAAATGAAATTACTATGAGAGATAAATTTAGTGTTGATGATGATCATGCTGCAACTATCGATAGGAATACTGTTGGTCGTACTACTGCTACAGGTCATACTGATGTTGATGATTATGATGCTGAACGTGATACTGTTGGTCGTACTACTGCTACAGGTCATACTGCTGTTAATGATTATATTGCGGATGATGATTATGATGATGAACGTGATACTATTGATCGTACTACTGCTACAGGTCATACTGCTGTTGATGATTATGATGATGATGATGATTATTCACCTTCTAATACTGATGAGGTTTATGATCTTAGTGATGAGGCTGCTGCGTTAATTCATGAGACTAATCTTAATATTACTCCAGTTGATCGTATTGATGATTATGATGATGATGATGACAATGGTTATGATGCTGCAGCTGCTATTGCTGCTGTTCATAGAGATCTTGATGCTGTTCATAGAGATCTTGATGCGGTTTTTGATGATAGTTATAAAGAAGCAGCTAATATTTTTAATCATAAAAATTATTTAAAATTAGATAGTGATGTGGTTAATACAAAAAAAAAATATTTAAAATATAAACAAAAATATTTAAAATTAAAAAATATTTCATTTCTATGATATAATATTATTACACTCCATACTATAAAACAGTTAAAACCCATCATAAAATAATGTAATTATACAATATTACAGATGATGTTAATAGATATTTGTATTTAAAGTATGTATTGATAACGTAGGTTATACTACTACCGAGAACATGTAGAAATAGCTATTTTTTTTAGAACAATAAACATTGGTATTATCTTTTTTAATGGACATAAATTTCAAGTAGATGATTCTGATAGTGATTCATTATTTACACACAGAACGTGACAATGGTGCATTTTTTAAATCGGGTATTCGATATAATACATGTGTGAATTAATTAAATCAAAAAAAGTCTGCACAACGGGTAACACAAAGAAAACTCTATAAAAAGAATAACAACAATACAGAATAGATCATTATTAATATTATAATAATCTATTCTAGTTACTTTAATATTTTTTTTAAACCATAAATATTGGTATTGTTAAATTTTTACTAATATTATCGTATGGAATTACAGTTGTTTTATATCGTTTATTTAAATAAAAAGAATATCGTCTGATTTAGGGATTCATAATTAAAACATCACTCCAACAAGAATTAATATAAATATTCAGTTTCATATTATTAATTAAATTATAAACTGATAAATTATGATAAAGTAAATAATTTTGTTTAAAAATAATTATGTTTTAATTTTTAATGGTATAATTTCATTAATCATAATTTTATATTATATTTAATTAAAATTAAATCGATTTTTTTCTATTATATGTTATATATATATGGCTGCACATGTACCTGTTGTTCCTACTACTACGGCTATTACAAATATTTTAGGTTCTCTTGGTATTGTTGGTTATGAACAACAACGTTTAGTTGATCAATATTCTGCTTTAACAGCTGATAAGCAACATATGTTAATTGACGGTATAATAATGCCTGATGGTAGAAATACACATTTATTTGATGAACTTTTAGCCATTGATGCAAGTATTAACACATTTGGTACCACCAATAATTACAATGTTTTACCTGTTTGGCAAGAGTTAAAAGAGGAATTAGGAATACTGCAATATAATACTATTACAAAAATGGATATAACAAAACTATTAGGATTAATTAAAAAGAAAATAAGAAAACTAAATGATATCGCAGAGAGAGATAAATATAATGATGTCAATACTGTCAATACTGGTACTATTCGTGCTAATGAACGTGCTGCACATGCTGCTGCTCTTGC